TCTTTCATTGACATTGATTTCTCCTTATGCCGAGTAAGTAATAACTACTGCGCCAGCAGCAGAAGCGGCGGCTGAAATACCGTAAATAACATCATTTGCATTTACATAAAATGTTTGTGAAGTTGCAGTAGGAATTGTGCGACCAATAGTTGCGCCTGATGTAGCGATTGTGCTATCACCAATAAAGATTGATGCGCTATGACCGTTATAAATTGTTACTGGTGTTAATGGTCGTGCATCACTATCTACTACAAAAAGAATTGATGTAGTTGTTAATGTTTGAGCGTTTACATGCTTAAATGCCATTTGTTATTCCTCTTCTCCGAGTATTAATGATAATGCGTCCTCGCCTATATTGCGAGTATCTACAACATAAGGCGCAATATCACAAACGCAGTTTGGGTGTGCAGGTGGTTCGGTATCTCCACTTGGGAATGTTTCGTCAATACCGATAGGCGAAACATCTGCGTTCTCTTGGCATATATCACAAGGGTCAGCAACAAGCCATTGCACTAACTCTACACCACTTTCTTCGTAAAGTTGCCGAGATGCCGCAGTAACCGCACGGCTCATTTCGGTTTGTGTAATAGTTAATGCTCTTTCTGGGTCGTCAATAATATCTTCAATATCTACATCTCTAGGGGTTAATCCGTTTTGCAATGCATAAGCGAGCGCAGTTCCTAAACGGTCAATACTGGTTCTATTTAAGCCTTGTATAACAATGCCACGATTATCTAACAATGTGCTTAAACCTCTAGGCGGTCTAACTATTGCGGCGGCGGCTCTATTACCAGCCTTCCAGTTATCCCAATTAATGCCTATTGCTCTTTGTAATTGTTGTTTAGTAGGCGCCTTATTAATCTTTGCTTTGGCTAACGCACCCATGCCAATATCTTCGCCTAATATCCATGCTTCGGAATATATAACACGGAAAGCAAACATTAACGGTTCGCTATTAGGGCGTATATGCGTTCTTGCCCAACTGCGTGCTTCTTCTGTGGTAATAGTGTCGGTAAAGCCCATAGCCGTAAAGTCATTTATAACGGCATCAATATTTATAGATTGTTTAATGCCATCACGAATTAATTTGGCTCGTCTAGCGGCTAAACGGATTTTGGCTCCGTTTCTTTTTTTCCATACGCCTCTCATGGCGTGCCTACGCTAAATATCGTTCGGCATACCAGCGTGCGCTATCGTAATCCTTTTCACCCACGAATTTGTTTAGCACTTCTGCATAAACTACTGGGACATCTTTGAAGTTAAATGGTCTTGTCGGTGATTTCTTTACAAATCGCAAGAATTGTTTTAACTCAGATTGCGCCTTTAATCCTTCATCGGGTTGTTCAATTTCGGGCGTGTCGTTAGGCGCATCAATGCTTGGTTCGTTAGGCGTAATGCCATCTTCACCTAATCCATAACTAGCACTATCAAATGCTTTAATACCATTCTCTGTTATAAAGTAAGCACCTGTTCCAGCAACAATAATAGGCATATCTGCTTCTGGTGCTTCTACTAATGGCATACCTGAGCGTGAGCGTAATTCATTAATAGTTATGCCGCCTGATTTGAGTTCAATATCTCTAGTGCGTGCAACGCTTTCTAAATCTTTACGACCACTTTCCATAAACTTAAATTCAAGTTCTCTTGGCATACCCAAAAATGTGTAAGACAAATGACTAATCATTTTGGCTACCCATACGGCAGTAGGCATACCGCCTAATACATCTGAACTTTGTGCTTCTCCTGCTTGGAAACCTGCGCCACCTAATCCACCTTTAGGCGCAAATCCAATTTCAGTTGGTAATACTCCGTAATGTCCGCAAATACTATTAACCAAATAATCGTCAAGAGTATCTTTAAAGCGTTCGCCATAACCATCAAATTGAATTGGTGTCATACCTGCTGGCAATAACCGAACACGCTTGCGTTGTTCTGTTTGACCTGATAAATCGCTATTAAAAATGTTCTCGTAAGCCTTTAACAAATCTGGATTATTACCAAAGTTTGCGTCAGTTGCCATTAAAAGTTCGGGTGTAACTCCGTCGGTGTATTCAGCCCGTAGCCATTGTTGTCTGCGGAGATAAATGTCAGCAAGGGCAAGAGCCCGTTCAGTTGGTGAATATCCATAAACGGTTGTTGTTCTACGATTGCGGACCAAATATGCGAGTTCGTCAGAGGTAAATTCTCCATCTGCATTTTCTCCTTCTGCGGGTGCGGCAAATTCACTACGAGGAAAGCCATACAGAATTTGCTGAAAGGCTGGGTAAGGTGGTGTTGGTCGCATACCTCTATCATCAATTAATGGCTTAATAGTTGAACCATCAAGAATTTGTAGTCCGTATAAATCTCCACCGACAGATGGTTGCGGCCATATTGCCCAAGCATCTAGCACTAAAACTTCTTCTAGTGCAATATTTAACCAATCGTAAAATAATAATCCGTTTGCTTTATCTGGTTGTTCCCAGAATTGGCGTAGTCGGTCAATATCTTCGGTGAAGCGTTCTCTAGCAATAGTCATAGCACGAACTTGTGTGCCACCAATTTCGCTAATAATCTTTTCAGAACTATCTTCGCCTAAAACAATATCCCATTCAAGTCCTAATATTTTTGCCTTACTTACTTCAATACATCTACGCAAGATATCAATTTGGTCTGCGGCTGCTCTTAATGTTTTAAATGGGACTAATTTTGTTTCGGTAATATTAATATTCTGTGCAACTTGATATTCATATCTGCGTGGGTCGGGTCTGCCAGTATCAGGATTAGGTGGATTAATAGCACCAGGAATAATTGGCATGCCCGGACTAAATGGCACGGTTGGTGTAATTGGATTGCGTGGTAATGCATCAGATTGCCCATAAGTAGTATTGGCATTTTGCTGATTACGCATTTGTGCTTCTGTAAGTGCTACTGCACCCACAGGTAAATTAGGAGCCTTCTGTAATTCATTGGCTACTCTTTCAGCGATACGGTCTATTAGACCCACTTGTATCTCCTTCTTTTAGCCGTGGACAACTACACGATATTGATTTGAAGTTGGGGCAACTGAGAATAACAGAGTAAGCGCAGTTGTGCTCGTATGCTGGACATCACAAAGAACTTCGGCATATGGCGCTGAGTTATCATAAACCGCAACTGTCACATCTCTAGTGTTTAAATTATGCGTTACAGTATAAGAAGTTGCAGTTCCATCACCAATACTTACTGCATATTTTGATACTACTACGGCACTATCAATTGCAACGGTGTCTGCGGCTACGGTGATACCCGTTCCAGCACCTACGGCAAATGTATTACCAGTTAAAGTTAAACCATCTCCAGCAAGATAAGTTCCTGCGCCTGAGAATTGAGCCCAAACAATATTGGTAGAACCTAAAGTTACAGGTGAATTGTTAGTGCAAACCCAACCCGTATCAGCATTAGTTGTGCCTTGTTCTACAAATACATATGCGCTAGGAAATTCTGACCCAGCGTCCATATCAGTAGAGCGTGATGGTGCGCCTGATGCGGCAACTACATAAATACCATTAGTTGTTTGGTCTGTTTGGTTTTTAATGAGAATGCGATTACCAGTTGCTAATGTAACGCCATCTACTACTTGACCATTAGCAAACGCAGTAGCAAATGTGCCGTTAGTTGTAGTTGCGGCTACTACTGATGCTTTTGTATCTAAACCTTGCGCAACGCTATCTACATAACCTTTATTAGCGGCATCTGTATCTGCTACTGGCGTTCCTAGATTTGTTACCTTATAACCATTGAAAGAAACATCAGCAGTTGGAACACCAAATGCAGATAACGCAAAGTTAGCAGGAGTAAAGCCGTGTGTATGGTCTTCCCGTGCTGGCGCAGTTCCAGTTCCTACTGCGGCACTTGTTGCAGTTACATTAGTAGGAGTAACAGAAGTTAAAGATGGAGTTCCGTGCGTATGGTCAGCACGAGCAAAGTTAGTGCTACTTCCATTACCGCTAGTTAAACCATAAGAAGTTTGCGCAGTTATAGAACCAAAGTTATCAATTTGTGTCCAAGTAGTGCCATCATCAAAGTAAAGCAAATAGTTATCTGTTGCATAATACAAACGACCTGCTTCACCTGCGGCTGGTCGTCCTGATAGTGAGCCATATGTAACTTGTGAATTGGCTTGTGTGCTTTCCCATGCAGTGCCATTGTAAAAATAAAGTTCGTTATCTACGGTGTCGTAGTAAATTTGTCCTGCTACTGGTGATGATGGCGCAGTTGCTAAGTTTTGAATAACACCATTTTGTAATTCGTTTTTATTTAAATCAATAGATACTAAAAATTTACGGGCCATTTATTACATACCACCTAACATAAATGAAGGGACAAAACTACTTGCTTCAATTACTACTGAACCGCCTAATGATACCGCAGTTCCATTAATAGTAATTGCAGAATTGGTTAAACTTGCATTGGCAATACTACTAAAAGTATTTGATGCGCCTGACATTGTTTTATTAGTAAGAGTTTGAACTCCAGCAAGAGTAACATCACCAGTTGCGCCAGTTATAGAATAACTAAGCGAATTCCATGCAGTTGAACCATTACCAATTTTTGCTTTACCCGTATCTGTTTCATAACCAAATTCTCCAGCACCTAATGTTGGATTAGCAGAAGTCCATTGCGCTGCCGTTCCTCGTCTAAGTTGAATTTGAGTTACAACGCTCATGGATTTCCCCCGTCAAAAGATTGAGTAGCAGTGGTTGTTGGGCTACCACCATTATAGGGCGCAATACTATCAAATACGCCAGCATCTATGTTAGTGGGTGTTGTGGCTGAAACTGCAAGCCACTCCGTTCCTGAATAAATCATTAACCCAGTAGTGGTGTTGTAATACATATCGCCAGTTCTAAGCGTTGGCGTAGATATATCTGTTGCACTTACGGGAACATTGGTCGGTGTTAAGGCTAATCTGCTCATATTACATATGCCGTTCCAGTAAATCCGCTAGTAAATGTAATCACCATTTGATTATTAGATGGGTATGTAAATGTGCCTTCACACATTGTGCCTGCGCTATCTAACACAACGGCAGTTGGTTTACCACCTAAGTTATGATTAATAGTCCATACTGCTGATGATGTCGCTTGCGTATGTGTATAAAATACAGATGCCGCCGCACCACTAGGACCTTGCGGACCAGGAGATGAAACGGTAATTATTGGAATTACGGGTTGAACTACAATTATTTCATCAGCCATTATCGGGTTACCTCTGGCGTTACAACTGCCTGACCTTGCACTAAACGAGTTACCACACCAGTAAATGTATCGGTAATTTCACAATCATAATAGTAAGTGCCTTCATCAATCGCCCGTGTTTGCGTAGCAGTAGCAGTTATTGCTACTAACCCAGTTGCCGCAGTAATAGTTATACCGCCACCTGCTGATGATGATAAAGATAATACGGCAGTAGGAGTTTCAGGTAATGAACGCATTTGTAATGCCGCAGAATACCCAGCAAGATTTATAGGCGTGCCATCAGGGTTATCGTAATTAATATTAAGAAACCAATTTGCGCCTTGGTCAATAGTTACATTATAAGAAACAGCCACTTATGCTCCTAAACTTGTTCCGCAGTTATTACAAATTGTTGCGTTCTTATGCGTTGGCATACTACACGAAGAACATAATTGTGCCATAGCCGCAAGAGCAATCATACTAGACCCACCGCTATTTAATTCTGTTAATGCCCATACTAGCGCATCTAATCTATCTGGGCTTTCATTACTTAATGGTGTCCATTCGCACATTTGCACTTCTAACTCAGCAAAGTATCCAACATGATGCACTCTACCCTGCTCATACAAACTAGATATAGGTTCTGCTCTTAATTGTTTACCTCTAGTGGCAATTACCTTCTTAGTAGGCACGCTGGCATCTACTTGCTTTAATAACATGATAACCATATCGCCACCGTTATTTGTTTCAGCAATAATCTTATCTGCCTTATATTCGTGATAAAGCATTACTGCTTGCCTTGCCCAAGCATCAGGTGAAGCACGCAAAGATTTATCGCTAAGTATGTAATAGTCGCCGTTATTACCAATTCCAGCCGCAACTATGCCAGTTTCATCGCTAGTAGCCGCACTTGTAACGGCAGGGTCAATAGCAACTACAACTCTAATTAGAGGTGGCGCAGTATCTACTCTAGCGGTTTCAATCATTTCTCTAGTCCATAATGCGCCTTCTACATTATCCAGTATCTCCCCATAAAGTTCTTGTCTGCCGAGCCGTGTGTTTTCATAACGCAATTTAAGTTCGGCTAATGCGCTCGCTGCTAAGTTCTTAGCGTTATCAAATGTAGAACCACGCTGAACTCGCACCCCATCTCTAGTTATTAAGTCCTTAATCAATTTTGTTGGGCGTGGCGTAGTTGTAACAATAGTTTGTGGGAACTCACCTAATCGCAGACCAAATTGATATTGGTCCCATGCATCTGGGTATTTAAATGCCGCTAACTCATCAAACCAACCGCCATGAAACTGTGGTCCTCTAAATCGGTCTGGTTCTTCTCCACTAAACAATTTAATGCGTGAACCGTTAGTTAAAAATATTTCACCTATGGAACGGTTATAGTCCTTTAAAGTGCCATATTCTTGCAATACTCTAACGATACCGCTTTCACCCTCTGCGCAAGTATCTCTTACATCTCCATAAGTAGGCGCGGCAATAGCCCATCTAGTTCTAGGGTTGCTAGATGCCTGATACGCCAACCATTCTGCGGCAGTGCGTGTTTTACCTGCGCCACGCCCAGCAAGATATAGCCAAGTGTTCCAACTTTTGTCGTTAGTTGGTAATTGTTCCACTCTCGCTAATTGGTGCGTCCAGCGCACCCGTCTGCTGGCTATCAAGGATAGCGACAAGTCGCTTGACCTCGGAGTCAATTGCGTCATGCTCATAGATATTTACCTCTATCTGTGCCTTCGTTGGCATATCCAAACCAAGTAGTCTGGCACGCCTTTCCATAATCTTTATTAACGCTATAACGCTTGCGACTTCTCCTGCTATTACATTTGTCCATATTGCCGCTTGCGCAATATCTAATCTATCCATTTCAATCTTACGAGTTTCAACTACATCAGCATAAACAATACGGTTACACGCAGTTACATATGCCTTATGCGCCCCACTAGCACTTGCATAACCTAAGCGGTTAGCAATCATGTCAAAGGTTAATCCGCCTCGCCTTAGTTCTAACACTTTGGCTTCTTTTTCTAAAGTGGTGGGATTTAGTTTGCTTTTCTTTGGCATTAGATAGACACCCAACCTAAATATATTGCATTTGGATTATCTTTTAACCATTGCGCACGCAAAGCATTTTGGTATTGCCAATCAATATCGTTAGACATTTACACTCCCATCATCCACTACATATCGTAGCATTAATTAACGGGTCGTGGGCATAACACTTTAGCAATATCTTCATTAGGTTCTCCTGCGTATCTAAACCCAGTAGTTATTCGGCTACGAGAAAGTCCTAATCTGCCAGTTATAGAAGATGTTTTACCTCTTTGCGCCACTCTGGACGGTTCTCTTATCATTTCCCACTCTTTACTCTTATTCAACGCCCTGACCCGTGCTGGGTGAGATGTAGTCGTATATGTAGAGAGCCCTTGGGCTTTTAGTCCAGCGCAAACGGCGTTCACAAACTTTCCGCCTATCCCTATTCCCTGATAGTCAGGCAGAACAACAGTTCTACTAATACGCCTAGCATTTTTAACATTGGCGTTAATTAACGGAAGTATTGCGGTTAATACGGCTGGTTGGTCATTAATTAAACCAACATAGATTTGTGCTGATTTGTTTAAGTCAGCAGTTAGATAGTGATGGCGTGCGAATAGATGCCACGCTTCATACTTTGCCCATATGATTTCAAGTTTGACTTGTGGGCGGGGTTGAACCGACCCCCAAGTGAAGGCACCAATGTGCGGCTGATAAATCCAATCGGGTTGTAACCATTCTTCTATATCGTAATGGCAAGCAACTGCGACAAACTTTTGCTTTCTTGCTCTAACGGTCTTAGCAATAGCGGCAGAACCTATCTGCGCAACCGTTCTATCTATAACAGATGTAAATTCATCTACAACGGCTATATCTTTGCTTTCTGCCAATACTCTAGCCATAGTTACACGGAACTTTTCTCCGTTAGATAGATGTTCAAATGGTCTAAGCCATGCTGGCGGTGAACTAAATCCAACACTTGATAACATTTCTGTTATATCTCTTATTGCTAATTCTTTGGGAAAGTTATCTATAACCGCAGACTTATTATCCCAAACCATTTTTTCTGTTTGTAGTAATTGGTCGCCAAACATTTCTTTGGCTACGGTAGTTTTACCAGCACCCGAAGGTCCAACAATAAGACCAACATTCCAATCTCTAGTGCTTAAATCAGGAATAGTATTTTGAATTTCCGTAACACTATATTCGGCGGCTTGCAGGTCAAACATACCCTCTAACTGCATTACTCGTGGTGTGCGAGCAATTTCTGTCTGTAATTTAATTATGCCCATTTTTGCCTCTCTTTAGAACATTACCCCCATAGCATTTCTGCTATGAGGGCTTTGTCCAGCACTCTCGCCGATTACTTATGTTTCATCGGCTGAGGTGTTAGGTATATAACCCAACTCTATTAGATAACTATTGCTCTAACCTTTAAACCTTCTTGCGACAAACGCAACAATAACGCCGTTTGGTCGTTTTCATCTGCGCACTCAATTACTACTTCATACCGTTCTGCTATTTCTTTCATATCGGTATCAATTTCATCTCGTGTTTTTAAATCAAAATCTTTAAAACCAAAATCATTAACATTCCAATCAGCAACTTTGAGTTCTCTTAATTGCGATAGTAATGTTTCGCTATCCCACGATGCTAATTCTGCCGAACGGTTATCTGCCAACGCATACGCTTTAATAGTTTCTTCGTCCCAATCATCAGGCACTCTTGCCACTACTAAACCTTTCCAACCAATCTTTTGTGCCGCTTCTAATGTTCCGTTACCAGCGACCACGATATTATCTTTTGTTATAACGATAGGTTTGCGTTGCCCAAATGTTTGTAATGATTTAGCAATAGCGTCTAAGTTCTTAGTGCTATGTCTGCGTGCATTATTAGCATCTAATAACAAATCATCAATATTTACAATTTCTGTCTTTAGTTCCATTTTATGCCTCTCTAAATTTAGTGAGAGGGTGCGTAAGGGACAACAAACGCACCCTCTCTTTTACCGCACTATTCCGAAGGGACAATCGGAGTGCGGGCTTCCTTTATTCGCAGGACATCTGCTAGACGGAATAGCGAGCGCCTTTTTTCCTTGCCAACTGGTGTTAGCAATTTGCGGAAAACTAATTGTCGTAAATTGTTAGGTGTAATGCCTAGTGTTAATGAAGCATTAATGCTATCTATCAATCCATCTTCGGTCATGTTTGCCTTTCTAAGCCCACGGGTCGTCTATCGGGTCCTCTGCAATTATTTTACTTTCAATAGGTGCAATAGGTTCTACTGGTGCATTACGAGGAACGATACCAAAATTATCCACATTAATTTCTAACGATTTTCTATCGTTACCTTCTTTATCAATGAAAGTATTAACGCTAAATTTACCATTAATAATTGCACGGCTTCCTTTGCGTAATTCTGTGCTTGCTCCCGTTGCATCTTTACCCCAAATAAAACAACGAAACCAAATTGTTTCTCCATCTTGCCAATCATTATCTTTTTTAACTCTTGGAGTATTTGCCAAACTAAATGAAGCAACTGTTGCACCTGATGATGTAACTCTTAACTCTGGGTCGCTTCCTAAATTACCTATTACGGTGATAATGCCTTCACCAGCCATAATTTTCCTTCCGTTCTATATAGTCGTAATTACCTTCAACCGTTAGTCTAACAGTAGAACCGTTAGGAAGTTGTAATGGATAATCAAATGGGTCAGCGTTTCGTGGCACTATATGTCCAGTTTCAGTTGCCAACTTTATGTTTAGGTGAACAGAATTAGTCCCTATGATGTAATGCTATTAAGTTATCAACGGTATCTTTACCGCCTCTTGAACGCAGTTTTCTATGATGTAAAGCAAAATCTTCTGTTAGTCCTAATCCACATTTTTCGCAGTATGCTTTGCATCGTGCTAACACCAACTCACGCAGATGTTTCCAATCGGTCATGTGATGCCTTCCTAGAGTTTAATGAAGGGCTAATCGCCGTATCTGTTGAAGTGTTCGTCAATTACGCTTTCAGCATTAACCAAACTGCGGCTTAATTTTTCTTTATCTATTACTCTTATTAGCACGCCTTCGGTTAAACCATATTCTTTTACTGCGGTTATTTTTGTAACTTGTCCATCATCATCATAAGCAACCCCAGTTAAGCCATCTAATACGGCACGAATTAATTTATCAATATCAGGTCGTATATACGGTTCTTTGCGATTAACAGATTTAGGTTTTTTTAATGTAAATGTTAAATGCATCTCTACACTCTCTAATGCTTTTTCAACACCTACAAATTGCGCAGTATTAGAAATATCGGCACGCCATAACGCTAAATCTTGCGCTCGCATATGTATTGCGTGTCCGTTAATAAATTTTAGAGAACCCTGCGGAACTGGTCGCCCTTTAACAAAAAACTGCGTGCTAATACCAGTAATGGCTTCGCCAAAATTTCCATGCTTCGCAAGGTGTGTCATAACGGTGCTTAATATAGCGCAAACCGTTAGAAATTTGTTCTGCTGGGTGCTTACTATCTTCATTAAGCATTTGGGCTATTCCGTAAGCCGTGCTATTAGGGTTATCTGCTTTATAGTTCCAATGGCTTTCTTTAGTCCATAATTGAACAAGACATTTATATTCCGTTTCGGGCAGATTTTGTTCATCTAGTAATAATTTGGCATATGCCTTTGGGTCATCAAAAGCAAGAAGTGTTATATCTATTTTTTCTTTATGCGGTGCGTCTGCCGTTGCAGGTGATACTAACGCTAACACTAACGCAAATATACCTATAATTAACAGTTTGATTTTTATTGTATTTGGCATTTCTACTCCTTAAAGGATGCGAGTTTTATTTGCTTCCTGTTTTTCGTAGTTTTCTGCGGCTTTATAATGGGAGAGTTCCCGTAGCCTTTGCCCTAGTTCCTCACTCGTTGTAGATGTATTTTGAATATGCGCACGCTTTGGGTCGCATACTGGGCAAAATCGTGCTTCATCATACCAACTTTCAATGGTAATTTCCTCTCCTTTTACCATTTTCTTTTTCAATTTCATATGCCTTGTTAATATGAAACCGTTATCACAATCACAGTTTTTATCCATTACAACTCCTTTCTTAATTCGTTCAGTGCATCATTTATGCCCTGTTCGTGTCCTTCCTTGAACACAAAAGCCAGTTCGTTCATTGGCGTGTCGTCCATACGCCTTTGTTCAATATCGCCAATTATCTTCATAATAAACTCGTAGTGGTCAATTAGTGCCATCGGCTTTATTTCCTAACGCTATATCGGCGCAAATGGCTTGAACTCCCAATAAAGCGTTATCTAATGACTTTGAAATCTTCATTATTTGGGCTCTATTTTCTAACGGTTTCCACGAACAAATATCTTCATAAATTTGTTGGCGGATTTGTTGTTCAAGAACTATTACGACCAATTTGGCTAAATCGGTGTGCTTTTTATCTGGCGTTTCTAATTGCAATTGCCCATCTTTTACATGCCAATGTGGGGATTTGCATTTTGGATTAAACAACTGCATGGATTATGCCTCCTTATATGTTTGCAGAATTTTTAACAAATCGTGGTAACTTTCAATTTCTGCCTTTATATAGCGTTGTATTTGTGTTTGTATAAACTCGTTGTCGTGAATTACTGCGGTGGTTAAACCTAAATCACCAGCAATTAAGTTTTCAAACCATTCTGTTACATCTGCCACTTATCTGCCTCTCTTGTGGTCATTTGCTAGGTCGTAATGATATTCGCATATATTCTTACCCATTTTTATTTTAGTTGCAGGGTCGCCACAGATAATGCAAACTATTTGTTCTTGTTGTTCTTTATTTATATCGTTAATGGTTCTTTCTGCGGTCATTTGCCTTGCCTTTCTTTATACATATTTTGTGCTACTCGGTATGCGTAAGATACTAAATCCGTTAAATCTTTACTCGCCGCTTCATCTATGGCTAATAAAGCAATACGCCCAAACCGTTTGGTCATTTGACCTATGCGTCCAATTTCTACGCTGGATAACTGCCTAGTTTGTAATTCTGCTACATACCACGCAGTAAGTGCTATACAACCGCCTATATCGTTAGCGTTATGTAATTTGTCCCACTCTTCCTCTACTAACTTAGATAAGTTCCAAGCGTTAATGCCGTTAGCCCTAGCGTTTGCTAATTTATTGCTAATGGTTTCTACGGCAAGTTTTGCGCTTTTAACTTTTACCGTAGGTAGAAGTTCTTTATTTTCTGTATTCTGTTTTATGTATTCTGTATTCTGTATTCTGTATTCTGGCTCCGTTAATAACGGGTTATCCCAATCGTCATCATTAGAGTTTGTTTCAGTTGTGGCGTGGCGTTCTCTATAACGCTTCTGCCTTTCTCGTAGAGATTTGCGCTTTTCATTTACTTGTTCCTTACTGGTTTGATGTGCCAAATAATCGTGGATTTGAAATCCATTTATTTGTGGTTGTTCTATCCATAAACCAGCCGTAGATAGTTCAGCAATTATTTGCATATCTTCCTGAACCATACGAGCCGCAACTATCATCGGGATAAAGCCGTCGGTTAAATATCTACCCGAATAACATAACCCTTCAATATGTGTGCGGAACGCTTTATCCGATAACCCAATTACTTTTGGGTGGTCAGCAAACGCATCATCTATTTTTATCCACGCCATTATTTGATAGTCAATCTCATAGATGCTTCGCCTTGTTTCTTTGGCACTTCACCCATAGCCTTTTTAACGGCTTCTTCATCTATGGAACTACGACCAGCCACTTCCGACCATTGAACTCGGTTGCCGTTGGGTGTAACTCCATTTATGCCTTCTAAGTAGGCTTTGATGCCATCTTTTTCTTCTTCTAAGTGTTTTATATCTTCCGAAATAACTAGATACTTTTCAATAGCACTTACGGTTTGATTATCCGTAATAGTTATCTCGGCTTTTTCTTTTCCCTTACCACCACAATTTTCGCCATAATACGAGCAGTAGAACTTACAGAATTGAGCCGCATACCTTTCGGGTTCTGGCGCTTTCTCCATATCTTGAACTTCACGCAACCACTTTAACCCTTCTAAGGCAATTGCCTCGTTATATTCTTCTGTGTGCATTTTTATATTACGCTCATCACCATCTCTAGGAATACCAACCAGTGTTACAGTTTTTGGTTCATGTCCGTTCTTAGATAATAAATAAGCGTATAACTGAACCTGCGTGCGTTGTTGTGTGCTTGGAAAATACGAAAGATTTTTTAACTTAGTAGTTTTCCAATCTATAACTGCACCCACGCTGGGTATATATAAATCTATATGCCCTTTTAATCCGTCATACTCAACTGCTTCCTCTAACCAGTAATCTCCCCAGTTAGCCGCATTATCCTTAACTAATGCTTCCTCAATCATTTTATGAATTGCGGTTCCCATTAGTGCTGGTAGTTTCAAGGTTTCGTTTGTCTTGGTAAATCCTTGAATTTGTAACCAAACTTGCTTCCGACAACCACCGATTTGGGAAACTCCAATTTGTGTTTGTTGTGAGCGTTCTCGGTTATTATCGTAAGTTGTTAATGCTTTCATCAACATCTCATCTATTTGCATTTTTGCCCCTATTCTTAATTGCTTTCTTGGCTTTCTTTGTCACCTTTTGAAGTGTAACGGAGTTATTATTAGAACTGGGTGTTGTAATAATTTCGTTAGTTGGTGTTATGGCGTTATTAATTTCAGCCGTTTCAATAATAATTGGCTGAACTATTGCTTCTTTTGCGGCAATTGCCATTTCTAATTGACCAGCGTAGTTTCTTTGTTGGTCAATCTGCCGTTGAAGAATATCTATTTGTGATAGCGGTAATACATCAACTACGCCAGTTGTCGCATTAACTATTACTTTGTTACAACCGCCTGATGCGCACGGGTCGGTTTGTGGTCTTTGTGGTGCGTTTATTACTTGTTGAACTGCCTGTTGGACTTGTTCTAATGAACCACTTGTTGCAAATGAACTATTAGCCGTTTGTATAACTACTTGATGAGTAGGTGCTACTGGCGTAATTTTTACTGGTTCAATATATGCAACTCTTGGCGGTGCGTCCCTATAAGTAACAACGCCAGTTGTGCAATTTATTTCAACTTCACAAACGCCACTTGGACAGTTTGCATATGCAGGTGTGTTTGTAAAAACAACTGCTGACACCGTAAGTGCCATTATTATTTTTGCCTTCATTTTTGCCCCTTACATTTCTAGTGAAGCCCTAACGGAAGTTCCGATAGAGCGTGCTATATCTACTTGCGTTCTGATGCGTGTGGCATTAGCACGAGCCGCTTTGACCGTTGCTTCTGCCGTATTTAACGCTTTGAACTGTTCTTGACTAGCCAATAAAGCGTAATCTTGAACATCTTGCACTCGCATTTTTTCGGTAGATAACTTCATGCGAGAGCGTGCCATTTCTATTTCATAATCTGTTTTAGCCTTATGGTAGATATATTCAGCACTCTCTAAAAATTGATGACTTTCATCAACTTCTTTGCTAAGTGTTACCAGCCTATTCTCTATACTCTGTGGCGTTACCATTTAGTTTTTCCTTTCCTTCATTACCGCAGACCGAGCATTGCGCCAATTGATTTGGTTTCCAGTTAGCGCAATACCAGCAACGATAGGGTTCGTTAGAGTTCTGCTTTAGCATTATTGGCTACGCCCACAATAATTATGAGTGCCTCATCTTGACTAAAACCAGCCATAACTAAATTGCCATATAGTTCAAACAATTTATCTACTGATACATCTAACAACGGCTTATCGTCAAACGATTTATGTTTAACTTTAACAGTTGTTGTTTGTGTGTTAGTTGTTTTAAAATTGGATAGGAAATCTAACCAATCTTTGCTTACATCTTGCGCCATTATTTGCTCCTTATCGTTCTTAGTTCAAACACTCTTTCCCATTGTGGGTTTTCGGTAATTAATAATCGTGCGTAATAAGGCGCATAATTATTATTTATTTTGAAATCAGAGTTAGGGTCATCTGTTTCCATATAGTAATTCCAGCGTAGAACTTCAAATAGCATATTTATGCCTACCCGTTTTCTACCCCGATTTACCATTTCAGCCGTCATAGATTTCAATGCCAAATACACCTGCGGATTGCGACTATGGAACTGTTCAAATCGTTCCGCAGGTGTAAGTTCGGTAGAGAAATCAAGTTCCATAAGGAATTGATTAGCCATTAGTTGTAGTGCCTTCCAATATGCTTCTTCTCTCCATTATTTCTGCTCGGAGAGTAGTTATTTGATTAGATGCACGGTCTGGAAATTCATTATCCAGTTCCGATTTATAATCGGTAAATACTTTACGCAATAATTCCAAATCATTAACTGACTTGATATTGTCTGCCGTATCTTGATAATTGGCAATCATGTGCGGAGTATCTACTGGTTTAGGCTGATTAACAGGTAAATCAACCACAGTTTTTATGGGTGCGTCAGCCTGTTCCATTTCCTCTGCGGCATATATACCTGAGAGGTCATTAGGAAATGCCTTACGAAGTGCTAATGCTTCTGCGCATTTAGCAATCATTGTGTCGGGCATTTTTTTCCATATGGGCGAACCAGCGTTATAACTATCAAACTTTGCTACGCCCCATGCAGGTTCTGTCCAACCCTTACGCCAAACACCTACTTTTGCGGCAGTTGGCGGAGTTTTTTCTAACCATACATCTGTCCATGCGCCATCTTCCCCACACCAATACGGACCCGATTGTCCAGCGTATTCGCCTGAGCGTTGTGCCACTATACGCAGACCATCAATAGATGCTTGAATGGTGAAACGACCACCTCTTTCAATCATATATATCTGTCTAGCAAATGGGTCTAAGCCAGTGCGTTGTGAGTAATGAAGAAATACGGCTAGTTCCGCTTTGGGAGCGTTTGCTAACCCTATTTGTTTTAGTGCGGCTAGTTGTTGGTCAGACCAAAAACTTTGCTCGCTATTCAGTGATAGTGCTGAGTTGCTCATTTGTGTCCCTTTCTAGGTCATTGAACTCAAAGTAAAGTCTGCCTGTTGTTATGCCTTCGTCTAACACGCTGGCAACCTCACGCAGAACTGGTGAATTGTGGATACTCGCCAAAACGGTGAGTTCCACAATCCAATCTCTAGTGGTATTAATATCTAATGCCACTTTTATGCGTCTTTCTTTTCTCTTGCTATACGCAAACGCAGTAATTGTGGTTCAAGTTCTGCCAGCGTTAGAGCGTCAATAATGGACTCTTCCGCTTTTGCTTTTATTTCTGCGTTGCGTTCTTTAGTAGTCTGCTTTTCAATTCCACTTTTATATGGAATCTCCACGCTGATTACTGCTTTTACCGTTGTCTTTGCCATGTAGTGCCTTCCTTTATATCTGCGCCTTGTTGCGCAAATGCTGTTGTATTAAACAAATGCCTAAAACCAAGCCACTTTGCACTCGGTTGTAGTTGCATTTGGTCGTAAATCGCAATCAATATAGAAATGAGTTGAGAAAGAGTGAATAAAAAAACCAACAATAATTGCCAATACAAATACAACTCGTTTGCCACGAATAGTTAGTTTGTTTGGATTACCGTTGGCTTTGATTAAATAAAGAACCATTGACCCGAAGAATAGGGAAAATAGAACGCCGAATAAAGTGTTTATCATTTGGGTTTGCCTCCATTACTTATGGTAGTTGTGTTAGATATTTTGTCCAGTATTTATTAAGTGCAAGTCGTTTTAGTTGTTAGGCTTAATAGAATTAAAACGATTTAAAGAACGGTAGGCGGTCTAGCACTTATGGGTAATACTTATATATACCCACTTGCCACTAAACCGCCTACAACGAACCTATGACTTATAGGAGATTAAGAATTTTGTTCTTGAAGTTATCTCCTGCGCCTGTAACAATTCTAATAGCCCTAGCAGTTTCAGGGTTCTTGTCCCTAATAGGCTTAGCCCAATCAGAATATTCGGTAAAGGCGTTATATGCCGCCCACTTAGTTTTGGCGATATTTAATTGCGTTGGTGCTTTCCATAATCCATTAAGAGTTCCACGAGCCGTTTCCGCTAAGTTGCGTGCTCTTGGGCTTTCTTCATCAATAGGAAATACCGTTTCCACTAACGAATAAAATTCCTTATCCGTCATTGGTTGGCTTAACAATAACTCGGCTTGCTTTTCAAATTCTTCTGCGTATTTGAAAGTAATGCCAAGTGTTTCACGAGCCGCTTGAATTTTGCCATTAACCTTTGGAGTATGGCGTAATGTATAACTGGATTGTGCGCCTTTTATAGCCGCAGTTAATGTGTTTTGACAGACCACTCTGATAGGCGTAACCATCACAGTAAATGATGATGTGCCGTCATGTGTGTTCCACGCCATTAAATACAAATCAATATTGTCCACTTTACCGATTTGTAATCCGTTAGGCATTTTCATGGTCATAAATACTTTGCGACCATTATCAATAGAACCAGCAGTTTCAAATACTGCGCCACTTTCGTCAGCAACATTATTTAGAAACTCAAACGCTTCCAAGTTTTGAACTGGTGTGTATCTGTTACCAACAACGCCAAGTGCTTCTGCCTTGCTGGTTTTTGGGTGATAACGGTATGTCATGAATTTATCTTTGTAGATAATTTCTTCCATAGAGTTTTCTACCATTGCGTTGCCATTATTGAACATGGGAACCATTGTTGAAACTGGGTCCTCTGATTTAATAACTTGCCAATCAAGTTGCGCCGTTTTAAGCGCATCTTGGGCAGTTAGTGCGTCTGAGGTAACCGTGCCAAGTTTATGCCACGCTACCTCTCTTGCAGTAAAGAAGGCGGTTGTGCCGTCCTCAAACTGCTCCAGATTATGTGCCATTATATTGTTGCCCCTTCTGTTGTTAGTTGTTTGTTTAACTCGTTAGCCATATCTTGCGCAATTGCGTAAGTATCGCCAACGAATGCTGGAACTGGAACTGGAACTGTTGTTCTCGTAAAGCGTTGCTGGTTATACCACTTACTCCAAGCGGAAAAACGAACAACGATATGTTGATGCGATAACACGAAACCTTTAGATAAACAAGCATCGTGATAATGTCCGCCCGGACTTGTAGTTACAAATGAATCCATTTCTTTGCCTTCTTTCTGTTAGTGGGTTGGGTTATGCTTCTTCAACTTCAAAATCAGTTACATCAATTGACTCATGTGTTTCTTCCACATCATCATTTGATACTGAAGAAGAAATATTGATACTGAAATCACTTTCATCAATATCGTTATCTTCAAAGTCAAGTGGAACTTCAAATTCATATTCGCACGCAACTGTGAATTTAACTTTGATTGTTTTGGTAAGTGAGATGTTAAGTTCTTCTGCCAACTCTTTAAGGTCGTCAGTTGTAATATCGTCATCTTTAA